GACTGCGCGAAACTCTTATCATCGGCACTGGAACCAGCATCGGCTTCCCCGTGGGGCTGTCTGTGGGTGCCGTCCACTTCCAACGCGGATACACCGGGCCGATGGTCATTGGTTATCCACCGAACGACTGATTCAACCGCTTGCGCGGTTTTATTGCAAGCAATCGAAAGTTATGAAAAGAACCGAAATCCTAAACAAATTCGACACGATCGCCAGACGCAGGGTCGCTTTGACAACCGAGCGATCGTATCGTTCATGGATCAGCAAATACCTTGATTTTTTGACCACTGAAAAAGCCAGGTCGGCGGAATCGTCCGAGGCGAAAATGGAATTGTTTCTCAGCAACATGGCGCATTGCGACTATTCCAGCGTCAGTCAGAACCAAGCATTCAATGCGTTGCTGTTTCTTTACCGCCATGTGCTCAAGGTGGAGATTGGCGACGTTTCGGCGCTACGGTGCCGCAAAAAGAAGCGCGAGAGATATGTGCCGACTCAGACCGAGATATCGGCGATGTTCGCGCAACTCAAGAACACTCCGACATACAATGTCCGCCTGCTCGCAGCTTTGCTCTACGCCTGCGGTCTCCGTGTCCAGTCAGGCTGCGAGCTTCGAATCAAGGATTTCGACTTGGATCGGATGATTCTGACGATCCACGAGGACAAAGGCGACAAGGATCGGCAGGTTTCGATTCCTGAGATCCTGCTGCCAGCGATTCGCCGCCAGATCGCACGGGCTACCGCGCTTGCTCAAATCGACATTGCGGCAATGCAGCCGGTTCAGTTGACTGGGCGGCTGGATGTGAAGTATCCCGGCAAGCAGTTTGAGGTTGGCTGGCACTTCCTTTTTCCGTCTCCAGCACCCTGCCGCCACCCTCGCACCGGAAAGATGGTTCGTTGGTGCATCGGTCCGGATGTGATACAGCGTGCGATCAAGCAGGCGGCGAAGGCGGCCGGCATTCCGGGCAAGGTCACACCGCATTGCCTGCGCCATTCTTTTTGCAGCGACCTGCTCGACGCCGGGCACAACCCGCGACGCGTTCAGGAAGCCATGGGCCACACCGACATCCGCACGACGATGGGATACGCCCGCAAGGAATGCCTGAGCCTGCCGAGTCCTATCGAACGGATGGCCCGGCGCTCCGCATGACGCCAACTCTCCAACCACCGAAACCAATGACCACCACCGAAACCAACACCACCGCGCTGATCCTTTCGGGATCAGGATACAACATCGAAATCGCACCCGAGGCGCTTGCAAAGCGCGCCGAACTGATCGAGGCATCCGCCACGATCGCACAGGTGACCAATAACGACGAATCCGCCGTCGCCGCCCGACACCTCCGCAGTCTCGCCTCGCTTCGCATCGAGGTCGAGAAGTGCCGCAAGGCGATCAAGGAACCCGTGCTCGCTGTCGGCAAGCGCATCGACCAGGCGGCGAAAGCCTACCTCGATGATGTCGAAAGCGAGGAGGATCGCCTCAAGAAGCTGATTGGCGACCATGCCGCCGAGGTGGCCCGCCTCAAGGCCGAGAAGGAAGCCGAAGAACGTCGCATCGCCGAGGAGGCACGCCGGGCACGGGAGGCTGCCGAGGCCGCCGCAGAAGCCGCCGCGTCGACCGGAAAGATCACCGACCTGATCGCCGCCAAGCAGGCCGAGAAGGAACGGCAGGAGGCGCTCGCCGCGCGCATGGAGGCGGCCAACGAAACGGCCGCGACCAAGGTGGCCGAGGGTGTGCGCTTCGCGTGGGATTTCGAGGTGACGGACATCGACCGGCTTTACCGGAAGGCACCGCAGCTTGTGCGCCTCGACCCTCGCCGATCCGACATCCTCGACACCATCCGCCAGTCGGCCGAAGGCGTCGCCGATGACCAGTTCCTCTCCGATCAATTCGCGCTGATCGGAATCCGCATCTTCAAAAAGCCTGTCGTCTCCACCCGATAAACATCACCACCATGACACCCGAACTCATTCACACCGACACCGCCGAGACCATCGGCGATCAAGCCGTCCGCGCGATGCGTCAGGCATCCGAAATCAACGCCGCACTCGTGCAGCACTATTCCGGCATCGCCCGCGCGATCCTGACCCGCTGCCGCCACGAGTTGAGCGGCTACGAGGAGGAGCAATGCGAGATCGCGACCGGCGACTTCGACGATCCTGACGGATTCAACACCGCGGTGCTCGACCGGCTCGCCGTCGAGTATGCACGCGTCATCGGAGAGGAGGCGGCACGATGAAAACAATCATCGGAATCGATCCCGGGCAATCCGGCGGCATCGCATGGATCGCGGACGGCAAGCCGTGCGTTGAAAAAATGCCGGAGACGGCAAAGGATCTTTGGGATCTGCTGCAGTCGATCACGTTTGCCAACCACCCGCAGAACCCGAACTGCCTGGCATACATTGAACAAGTGTCATCTTCGCCGCAGATGGGTGTCAAATCCGCGTTCACGTTCGGCCATGGATTCGGGCAACTCGAAATGGCGCTGACCGCCGCTGGCATCCCGTTCGTTCGCGTGCGCCCGCAGGCATGGCAGAAGGCGCTCAGGTGCCTGACCGGCGGCGACAAGAACGTCAGCAAACGCCGGGCGCAGGAATTGTTCCCGGCGATGAAGATCACCCATGCGACAGCCGACGCGCTGCTGATCGCCGAGTTCGGAAGGAGGCAGGCATGAAACACGACCCCGACCAATCCATCGCGCTCGCCCGCATCAACGAAGGCCGCAACGTGTTCCTGACCGGTGCCGCCGGGACAGGGAAATCCTCCGTGACCGTCGAGGCGATCCGGAGGCGGCTGGGCGACCGATCACTCAAGGTGTGCGCCACCACCGGCGTCGCCGCGCTCAACCTGCGCGACAAACTCGCCGCCATGTTCGGCCAGCACGTCGACACGTCCACCGTCTACCGTTGGGCCGGCATCGGGCTCGGCCCGCGCGAAGGGCAGACGTTCGAAGATTACCTGGCATTCATGCGCTCCCGGTCAAGGATCGGATGGGCGGCGACCACCAGCCGAATCCGCAACACCCGCACGCTGATCATCGACGAGGTGAGCATGCTGCCGGGGCGCGTTCTTGAGTTCGTCGACTACGTCTGCCGATCGATCCGTGGCGACGACCGGCCGTTCGGCGGCATTCAAGTGATCGCGGTCGGCGACTTCCTGCAACTGCCACCGGTGGCGAAGACGGGGCGATACGACTGGGCGTTCCTGTCGCCGGTATGGGAGGCGCTCGACTTTTCCGCCGTATCACTACGCACTGTCCACCGGCAGGACGATCCGGAGTTCATCAGCATTCTGAACCAGTTCCGCGAGGGTACGGTCACGCGCGAAGGTGCGGACATCCTCAAGCGACGCGTGGCGATGTTCCCGAAGTCATCAATTTTACGCCTGATGACTCACAACACGCAGGTGGACAAGTGGAACACATATCAACTCGGTGCCATCGACGGCCCGGAGGAACAATTCCGCGCCGAGGGCACCGGGCCGAGCGACGAGGTCGAGTGGCTGCAAAAGAACCTTGTCACGCCGACCGTGCTGCGCATCAAGGCCGGTGCCCGCGTTATGATCACTGCCAACCTGCGCGAAGGCAACAGCGACGCGCTGGCAGCCGCCAACGGTGACATGGGCACGGTCATCGATTGGACGACCGACAGGATCGCCGTCCTCCTCGATAACGGCCGCGAACTGAACGTCGAGCCGCACGAGTGGTCATTCGATCCGACCGCCGACGAGACCGGTCGCTTCCACCAGTTCCCGCTTCGGCTGGCGTGGGCGTCGACCATCCACAAGTCGCAAGGTTTGACCCTCGACAACGCACTGATCGACATCCGCGCGGCACGCGAGCCGGGGCAGGCGTATGTGGCGGTCAGCCGCGTCAAGTCGCTGGCCGGGCTGCATCTCAAGGACTGGTTTTCCGGCATGTTCATCAGCCCGCAGGCAAAGGACTTCCACCGCAGCGTCGCCGATGGCAGGGTATCAAATGATACCCGAACCAAAAAACTGAAACTCTCCAACAATGAACTGCCGTGGTGATCCACGGAAACCTTCCCACCCATGACCGCCACCATGCCCACCATCTCCGAAATCATCGCACGCAAGACCAAGCACGAACCGCCGCCCGAGACACCGGACGAACCGTTGATTTCCTACTACCAGTCGGCACAAGCACCAGAACCCGCCGGTGCCGCCACGCTGACCGCATTCATCGAGGCCATCCAATCCGACGAATACGCCGCTGCCATCGCCCGCCTGCGCGAGCGCCTCGCCGCAAAGGACGAGGACGGATACGCGAAGGCGAAGCGCGGACTCCCCGCCGTGTCGATCAGCGGCAAGACCAACGGCCGCCGCGCGAAGTCGCACGAGGAGGGGCGCTTCCTTCATTCCGGCTACATCCAGATCGACCTCGATGGCAAGGATAACGTCGGCTGGACGGTAGACGAGATGCGCGACATCCTGCGAGCCGAACCCCGTATTGTCGCGGCGTTCGTTTCTCCGTCCGGCGACGGTGTGAAGGGTGTGGCGCGCGTGCCGGCCGACACATCGACCCACCTGGGCGCGTTCATTGCCGCGCGGGACTTCTTCGCTCAGCACAACCTGACGGTCGACGAGGCGTGCAAAGATCCCGGCCGCCTGTGCTTCGTTTCCCATGATCCGGCGGGATGGATCGACCTGACCCGCACCGCCGTGTTCGATCCGGTCGAGATCCAGCCGGAACTGGCCGCCGCGGCGTTCGACCCGGCTGACCTTGACGCCACCGGAGCGCCATCGCGCGGGCTGGTGCTCCGCCTGCGTTCGACCGCATTTCCCGACCCGCCGGTCAATGGCATCCACACCTGGCTGATGGCAGCCGCGTGGTGGTGCCGCATCCACGACATGACCGAGGTGGAAACGGTCGCCAAGCTCCACAGCTACGACGGCACGCTCCGCCGGCGCCTCCAACCCACCGAGGTGATCGACGCCGCCCGCAAGGTGTTCGCCGTGCCTCGCGACAACTCGTGGAAGGTCGAGGCGGACATGAACGCCCGCATCACACCGCCCGCCGGATCGACCGCCACCGAGTTCGCTCCGGAAGATATTTTCTACGACGCCCCCGCCGGTCGCTACCTGATCCGGGTCGGATCGACCTACCACCTCCACAGCAAGAAGGCACCCGTGGTCACCGGGCTCGCCCGATTCCTGTCCCGGGAATTCGACGACGCCAAGGAGCTTTCCGCAGCCGTGAGATCGACCATCGCCGACCGCGAACTTGACGGCGGCATTCAGTGGTCCGGAAACATCGCAGGACACCGTCAGGGACTTGCCCGCGACATCGACGGCAAGCCGATCCTGATCTTGTCCGAGCCCGCGCTGCCGGAACCCACCGCGGGCGACGCTCCGCTGATCAGCGATCTGCTCGCCCAGGCGTTTCCCGATGACACCGCTTTGCAAATCTTCGTCTCGTGGCTGTCCGGCCGATTTCGCGCCGTTCGCGAGCACGTCCACATCCCCTCGCCGATGCTGGTCATGGCCGGCGAAGTGAACAGCGGCAAATCGTTGATCGCTTGGATCGCCTCGCAGATGCTCGGCGGACGCACGGCGAACCCTTACAGTGCATGGGCGGGCGGCATGATGTGGAACGACGACCTCGTCGGTGCCGAACTTTTGCTCGTCGACGATTGCACGGGATCGACCGACATCCGCTCTCGCCGGGCGTTCGGCGCATCATTCAAGGAGTCGATGTATCCGCACATCGTGCAACTTCGAAAGCGCCACTCGTCGGGCGTCAGCGTGCGCCCGGTGTGGGCGTGCATCGTCTGCTGCAACGACACGCCGGAGGCGCTTCAGATCATCCCACCGATCGACGCCGACATGGCCGACAAGGTGATCCTGCTGCACGTCTCGCCGGTGCGGCTGCCGGTCGACACGTCGAGTCCGGCCGGCAAGGCGTCGCTTCAGGCGATGATCCGCGCCGAACTGCCGGCATTCGCGCAACAGCTTGTCTCGTGGGAGACACCGGAACACCTGCGCGACAGCCGGTCGGGCGTGCTCGCGTGGCGAGATCCAGACCTGCTCGACGCCGTCGACGCGAACTCGCCGGCCCGCCGGGTCGAGGCGCTGCTGATCGCCGCCATCGAGGGCAACCGCGGGCTGTGGGGCGACCTTCCCCGCGAACTCACCGCCATCGAGATCGAGACGCGGCTCGGCGACCATCAGTCACCCGTCCGCGACCAGGCGCGCGCCGTGTTCCATTGGCACGGTGCCTGCGGGGCCGCGCTTGCACGCCTTGCAAAGATGGACCGCGGGTTGGTCAGCGCCTCAGAGATGCTCCGCGACGACAAGGTGGCGCGCTACTACATCAATCCGCTATGATCCGGTCGCCTCATCGATCCTCGCCAGTGCGAGGCGCAGGCTGTGGTTCGGCGGAAGTAGCGGGGCCATATCCCGCGCGGCTGCCACAAGCGGACCGTAAAGACGACTCGGCCCGCGTGGGCGGCGAGGGGCTTCGGGAGCAGGGGGCAAAGAGTCGATCAGGAACCGGGTCGGCTCGCCGAGGGTGCGAATCGGCACCAGCCCGGGCACGTCGTCGATCTCATCAGTAGCCAACTTTCGAATCCTATGCCCATCGATCAACTCGTAATTGCAACCGGCCAAGGGTGCTTTCCCGAGCGCCTTGACCTCGGCGTGCGTGATGAAACAACGCAGGCCGCGCGGCGATGGGTAGCACCGCCGCACCCTCCCGTTGATCGCGACGGTGTCCGCTTGCGGATCGATGACGACTGGCGTCTGCGCTTGGCCTTTCATGGTGGCCAAGTGTGGGGGACTACCCCACCCCTGTCAAATCTTCATTTTCTTCATCATATCGGGGTATTGGGGGTTATGTTTTTCACCTTTTATGAAAGAAAAAGTACAAAAGAAAGAAAGGCCCGGCCGGAATCGCCGCGAGAAAAAAAGTTACAACTCGGAAACATGACCCTAGACCCCCTCAAATCTGCAATTTTTACCACACGCATTACCACATCATGAAGACACCCTGCCGATACCCGGGATGCCGAGCACTCCTCGACCGCAGCGGATACTGCGAGCGCCACGCCAAGGCCGCCAACGCCAGCCGCACCGATTACGATCGCACCCGCCGCCGCACCGACCAGTCGCTCGCCGAGGCCAAGCGCATTCGCTCGTCCGCAGCGTGGTCGAGGGTGCGGCGGATCAAGCTCACCACCTCGCCGCTTTGCGAAGATCCACACGGCGACCACGCTCGCGCCGGCCGCACTGCGACAGCCACCCAGGTGCACCACATCCGACCCGCTGCCACCCACCCGGAGCAGACGCTCGACCTCGACAACCTGATGAGCGTGTGCACCCGCTGCCACGCGAGGATCGAGCAGGCGGCCAGAAGGGAGGCGGGTGGAGTATGACAGCCGCCACGCCAGCACGGGCCAGCCACGAGGCGCAGGCGGCCAGTGGCACGCCTCCCCTCACCCGAGGCACACGGCCGGGGCGGGGTCAAAACCGGGCGGCGTTTCGTCCTAAGACCGAGCGGGGTCAACAATCCTTGGCTGCACGGAATCCGGCATTGACGCGGAAACGCAACTGTGTTGCATTAACGGCCATGGCCAGAACGCCCACACCGAACGCCATCCTCAAGAACCGCGGGAGTCGCCGCGTCCGCAAAAGCGAGCCCGAATTCACCGGAGGGATCGGCGCACCGATCCGCGAACTGTCCGGCGTGGCATTGAAAACGTGGCAGGACGTGTCCGCTGAACTTGCATCAGTGGGGATTGGTTCACGAGTGGAGGCCGCGGCACTGACCTGCTACTGCGAGGCGGTTGCCGACTTTGCCACCGCGTGCGAGCAAATCGACCGCCTCGGGACTGTGGTGCAGACCGAGCGCGGATACACCCGCAACCCGGCATGCCTCAACAAGAACTCCGCGATGCAGATGATCGCCAAGTTTGCCTCCGAGTTCGGCCTGACTCCGGCCAGCCGGGCGAAGGTGCAAGGGCCACCGAAGGAAGAGGCGAACGAATTCGACGATTTCTGACGTGAAAACCGCGAAAAAGAGCGAGTTTCCGCACGTTTTCGCAGCCGAAAACTACGTTTCGCGGGTGCTTTCCGGCAAGATTCCGGCGTCGAAATGGGTAAAACTGGCCGCCGAAAGGCACCGCCGCGACATCGCAAGCTCGATCACCAAGGCTTTTCCCTACCGATTCGACGCCGCACTGGCGAACCGGGCGTGCTCATTCATCGAGCGACTGCCCCACACCAAGGGCAAATGGGCGAAGAAAAGACCGGATGGCCGCAACCAGACGATCAAGCTGGAACCGTGGCAGTGCTTCATCGTCGCCAGTCTTTTCGGGTGGGTGCGCAAGGACACCGGCAAGCGACGATTTCGCAAGGCCCGCGTCTACGTCCCGCGAAAGAACGCGAAGACGACGCTGCTCGCCGCGGTCGGTCTCTACATGTTTTGCGCCGACAACGAACCTGGTGCCGAAGTCTACTGCGGAGCGACCAGCGAGCAGCAGGCGAAAACCCTTTTCGAAATGGTCCGGCAGATGTGCCTGAAGACGCCGGCGCTCGGACGCAAGTTCGGCCTGACCGTCAACGTGTCGTCTGTCACCAAGCTCGACGGCAGTGTGTTCAAGCCGGTCATCGGCAAACCCGGCGACGGCGACAGCCCGCACTGCGCGATCGTCGACGAGTATCACGAGCACTCGACCTCCGACCAACTCGACACGATGGAGACCGGCATGGGTGCGCGCGAGCAGCCGATGTCGATCGTCATCAGCACGGCAGGCAGCAACACGGCCGGCCCGTGCCGCGAGGATTGGAAGAACTGCGAGCGCATTCTCGAGAACCTCGACGGCTTCGTCGACGAGACGACGTTTTGCGTGATCTACGGCATCGACCAAGGAGATCGATGGGACAGCGAGGAATCGCTCGCCAAGGCAAACCCGAATTGGGGCGTCTCGGTCCACCCCGAGCACATGCTCGCCGACATGCGCGACGCGCAGGCCCGCGCCAGTCAGCAATCGAAATTCCGGACCAAGCACCTGAACGAATGGGTGAGCGTGCGCGAGGCGTTTTTCAACGTCGCCGAGTGGGCGAAGTTGGAGCGGAAAATCAAGCGCGAAGACTTCAAGGACCGGCCGTGTTTCCTGTCAGGCGACCTTGCATCGAAGCACGACCTGGTCGCGCTGATGCAGCTTTTCTGTCTGCCCGACAACCGGTTCGCCGTGTTCGGCCGCTACTACCTGCCAGATGCGACGCTCGACCTGCCGGAAAACCAGCATTACCGAAACTGGCACATTGCCGGTCGAATCGAGGTGGCAGGCACCGAGGTCACCGACCTCGACATGTTCAAGGAGGACGTGCTCGACCTGTGCCGCGACTATCAGGTGGTCGAAATGCCAAGCGATCCTAACCGCGCATGGGGTGTTTTCCCGGCGCTTGAGAAAGAAGGCGTGCCGGTGGTCGAGTATCGCAACACGGTGCTGATGATGTCCGAGCCCATGAAGCAACTCGACGCGCTGATCCGCTCGGGCCGGATCGTCCACGACGGCGACCCGGTGCTCGCCTGGGCGATTGGCAACGTCACGGCGAAGATGGACAAGAAGGACAACGTGTTCCCGAACAAGGAGACGCCGGCGAACAAGATCGACCCGGTGGTCGGCATCCTGATGGCACTTGGCCGGGCGATGACCAACGAAGACGCGACCGGCAACGCGCCGGTGTTCGCGTGGTAAAGCGATCATGAAAGCAACACCGATACAACTTCGCACCCGCGCCGACCTTGCCCGACTGGTGCCGCCGGACGGTTTGATCATCGAACTCGGCGTTGCGGCCGGAAAGTTCGCGCGCGAGATGCTCGACGCCAATCCGCTGGCGCGCTACACCGGGATCGACCGCTGGAACGACCACCACGACGAGGCCGAAATGCGCGAGGCGAACCAGCGGCTGATCGAGTGGGAGCGGGTCTGCCTGCTGCGCTCTACCTTCGCCGAGGCCGTCGACAAGTTCCCCAACGAGCACGCCGACCTGATCTACGTCGACGGCTACGCTCACACCGGGCAGGACGGCGGGCAGACGCTGCGCGACTGGTGGCCAAAGGTGAAGCGCGGCGGTATCTTCGCCGGGCACGATTACTGCGCCGAGTATCAGCCGACAGTCGATGCGGTCGATGCGTTTGTGGCAGAACACGGGTTCGACCTGCACATCATCGACGACGGCCCGCATCCGTCGTGGTGGATCAGAAAATTTTGACCAAAAACGCAATTTGCTTGCAGTTGCACTCCGATTGCGGTAATCGGTGGGCGTGCGATTGCTGGGAAGCAAACGACTGGTTTTCGGAGTTCCACGGGCCCGCCGCGTAACAAGTGGCGGGCCCGAAGGAAATCCCGAGCCGGTGCGCCTTGAACCGGTGGGTCGCAACCTGCCCGAGAAGCGGTCGCAAGCCGCCGCCGACATCGTCTCGACCCGCCTCTTTGACCTGATCGCCGAGCCATCATCGGCCGGGCAGGCGGTCACCGAGAAGACGGCCCTTGGCGTGGCAGCCGTCACCGCGTGTGTCGGGCTGCTCGCCGACATGATCGCGAAACTGCCGGTCTATCTCTACCGGCCGAGCCGCAAGGGCCCGCGCGAAATCACCAACCATCCGGCGATCAAGTTGCTCGCCGGTGTGCCGTCCTACCTGCACACCAACTACGAACTGCGCAGCCTGATGATGACCGGCGTCGGTCTCGGCGGCAACGGTTACGCCCGGATCTTCCGCGATGCGTTCTACGAACCGCGCGCGATCGAGTGGCTCGCACCGTGCGACGTGACGCCCGAGCTTGTGAAACGCCCGAGCGGCGAGCGATTCGTCCGCTACAAGGTGCAAGGGGTCGCCGAACCGCTCACCCGCGCCGACATCATCCACGTCCGCGGATTCTGCTTCGACGGCATCATGGGCATGTCGCCGATCCGCATGCTCCGCGAATCGATCGGCACCAGCCTGGCACAGACCAAGGCCGCGGGAAACCTCATGCGCAACGGCACGCGCTGGCCTGGCATCATGGTCCTTGAAGGCGTTACCAAGAAGGAAGTGCTTGAAGACGCGCGCGACGAGGTCAACCGCAACCTGACCGGCACAATGAACGCCGGCCGACTGCCGGTGATCGGTGGAAACATGAAATTCATCCAGACAAACGGCATGTCGTTTGTCGACGCGCAGTTCGTCGAGTCCCGCAAGATGGAGCTTCACGAGGTGGCGCGGCACTACCGCGTTCCCGCGTTCATGGTCGACAGCACGGCCACAAGCACATGGGGCACCGGCATCGAGCAGCAAACGCTCGGTTTCCTCAACTTCTCACTCGATCCCTACCTTGTCGCATGGGAGCAAAGCCTCGCGCTTTCACTGCTCACCGGTGAGGAGATCGCCGCCGGTTACGCCTTCCAATTCGACCGCGACAAGCTCGCCAACGTGGCGCTTGAGGCGCGCGCCAACTTCTTCCAGACGATGCGCAACATCGGCGTGTTCTCGCCGAACGATGTCCGCGCCGAGTTGGGATACACCATGATTGCACCGGAAGACGGCGGCGACGATTACGGACGTCCGTTCAACGCGTCCGGCGGCACACCGCAGCCCGCCGCCGAGCCCGCGCCTGCTCCGGAACCGCAACCGACACCCGCCACCGAGCCGGATGACGACGACGAGGAGGAACCACCCACCGACTGACCCATGGCACGAGAGGTTTTCGCATCCCTTCAGTATTCCGCCCGCAAGAACGGCGCGGAGATCCGCATGGCATCGTCTCACACCGTTGACATGACCGGCGACGACCTCGCCTCGATCACCCAGGTGATCGGCACCACCGCGGAGACCGTGAACTTCGTCGACATCACCGGCGCTCCCGGCGAGGTGGTCATCAAGAACCTCGATGCGACCAACTATGTCGAACTTGGCGGCGACAGCGGCCTGACGGTTTTCAAGATCAAGCTCCTGCCCGGCCGATTCACCGTTTTTCAACCATCATCCGCCACCCTTTACGCCAAGGCAAACACGGCCGAAGTGCGTATTCAGGTGCTGGCCAACGAAGTCTGAACCATGGCCACCAAACCAAATCTTCCAGACCGCGAAACCCGCTTCCTAACGGGGCAACTTGAAATTCGCGCTGCCGCTGAAACTGAGAAGCCGCGCGTGCGCGGTTACGCGGCAAAATTCAACGTCGAATCGGAAAACCTCGGCAATTCCGAGTATCAGTTCCGCGAAACCATCGAGACCGGAGCGTTTTCCGACACCCTGAATGATGACGTCCGCGCGTTGTTCAACCACGACCCGAACCTCGTTCTCGCACGCAGCAAGAACGGGCAGGGCACACTGACGATCGGCGAGGACAGCACCGGGCTTTGGTATGAGTTCGAAGCACCGGACACGCAGGCAGGCCGCGATCTGATGGAGAACATCCGCCTCGGCAACGTCGATCAATCGAGCTTCGGATTCACCGTCGCCAAGGATGGCCAGAAGTGGGAGGAGTCCCGCGAGGGTGACGGCCCGACCATCATCAAGCGCACCATCACCAAGATCGCGCGCCTGTTCGACGTGTCGCCGGTCACCTACCCCGCTTATCCCGACGCCACTGTCGCGCTGCGATCACTTCAGGAGTTCCGTACCGAAAACCCCACGCCGCCGGAATCCGGCGGCACACCGCCCGCCGATCCCCCCGCGGGCGAAGATCCGCCTTCGCAAGAAGACCACACCATCGCCCACCGGCAGCGGGCGCTAGGACTGACCGACAAGACTGCCAGAACCACCACCAACTGACCCATGAAACTGAAGCTACTGCAAGAAACCCGGGGCGGTCTTGTCAAACAAGCCCGCGAACTCCTCGACGCAGCCGCCGCTGAGAAGCGCGCGCTCACTGCGGACGAACAGAACAAGCTCGCCAACATCGAAGGCGAGATCGACGGCCTGACGGTCACCATCGACGCAGAAATGCGCCAGATCGCCCGCGAGTCCACCATCGCGCCGAACTTGTCCAAGGACGAGCAGCGCACGGTCGACCGCTTCTCGCTCGGCAAGCTCGTGCGCCACATCGACCGCGCGTTCCGCGGTTCGCCCGTGGCTCTCGACGGTGCCGAGGCCGAGATGGTGCAGGAAGGCGAACGCGAAGCCCGCGGCTCCGGCCTGAACATCAGCGGCATCGCCCTTCCGAGCCTGCTCATCAAGCCCGTGCGCGAGCAACGTGCCACGCTCTCCGTCACCGGCGGCACCACCGACCAATACGGCGGCGCGCTGGTGGCCACCGAGAAGCGCGGCTTGATCGGCGACTTCTACAACTCGTCCGTGATCGAGCAAGCCGGCGCGCTGGTCTTCACCGGACTGGTCAACAACCTCGACATCCCGCGTTATGTCGCAGGCACCGCCCCGGTGAAGAAGACCGAAAACGAAGCCGCTGGCGACGTGGCCGGAACATTCACCGACCTCAACCTCACGCCAAAGCGCCTGCCTGGCTACGCCGAGATCTCGGATCAACTCCTGATGCAGAGCGACGCCAACGTCGAACTGTTCGTCGGTGGTGAAATCCAGAAGTCGATGAACGCCGTCAAAGAGCGCGCGTTCTTCCACGGCACCGGCACCAGCGAGCCGACCGGCATCGCGGCCACCAACGGCATCGGTTCGGTGGTCGGCGGCACCAACGGCGCGGCTCCGGACTGGGCGGACATCGTGGACCTTGAAACCGAGGTGGCTGTGGACAACGCGCTGGATGGCGCGGTGCGCTACTTCACCAACGCGAAGGTGCGCGGCAAGCTCAAGAAGACGCTGAACACCTCATCGACGGACTCCGTCAAGGTGTGGGACGTGCGCACTCCGGACGCTCCGCTCAACGGCTACGCCGCCAGCATCACCAACGCGATCCGCAGCGACCTCACCAAAGGCAACCAGTCGCTTTCGAGCGCGATCTTCTTCGGCAATGCGGGGGACTTCGTGATCGGCTACTGGGGCGGCATCATGCTGGAGATGGTCCGCGATTCCACCGACGCCAAGGCTGGCAAGCGCACACTGGTCGCCTCGACCTACTACGACGCCGGAGTCCGCCGCGCGCAATCGTTCAGCGCCATGCTCGACGCGCTCACCGCGTAACCCCCGACGCCACCCGGTGCGGCACTCATGACAACCGCGCCGGGTGGTTCACCCCCACCGATGACCCTTGCCGACTTCATAAACCGTCATGCGGGCGAAACTGCCTGGTTGTTCGGCAAGGGACCATCACTCACGACTTTCGACTTTCAAACCGCCGGCCCGCTACGGGTGGCAATAAATGATGTCATCGCCCATGTCCCACACTGTGTTTACGGCTTCGCCAACGATGGCGTTGCACGGTGGATCGATGCCTACAAGCCGGGACAAGTTCTTTTCCAACCTCGCCGCTGCCTTCACGAATACGATTCGACCGCTCCGGGCGCTGTCGCGTGCGATGTTGTCGCCTACGCTGACGACTCCGACGACCGCCGCCTCGTGCTGCCACGTGAACGCCTCGCCGAATGCCTCACCATTCGCCGTGGAACCCTCGGCAGTGCATTGCAGATTCTGCACATCATGGGCGTTCGGGAGATCCACATGGTCGGCATCGACGGTGGCGGCACCCACGCGCCGGGCATTGAATGGAAAACCCGCCTTCGGCACGACCACGCCAAAGACTACGACGCAATCCGCAGCGCGGCGATCGATGCCGCGTTTCTCATGGGCATCACCCTGAAGTTTCACAACCACGACCACACCATGCAAAACGACGGAAAGATTTTTGTCAGAATGCTCCGCAACTGCTTCGTCGGCGGTAATCCCTACCCGCTCGGCGAGGTCGCCGCTTTCTCCCCGAAGGTCGCGCACGAACTGGTAAGCAACCGCAGCGCCGAGCACTTCGCAGCGCCGACCGAGCGTCCGCTTGACCGTCCACCGGTCGAGACCGCCGAAAGCCGGATCATGACCGCCGCGGAAAACACCACCATCGCCACCACCAAGGGCAAGGGCCGCAAGTAAACCATGCGCCATCACTACTCCATCACCACCGCTCCCGCATCCGAGCCCGTCACCTACGACGAGGCGGCGGAAAACCTGCGTGTCGATTCGGAGTCTGACATGGAATACATCACCGCGCTGATTCCGGTGGCGCGCGAGATGATCGAAGCGGTGACCGGCCGCGCCGGCATCACCACCGTTTTCACACTGGCATCGCCGACATGGGAAGCGGCGGCCGAACGCTGCTCGCCGATCGGCGACGAGAACATCGAGATCGCACTTTACCGCACGCCGCTCGTGTCAATCGGTTCGGTGAAATACTACGACTCCGACAACGTGCTGCGGACGATGTCTTCCGGCGATTACTTCGCGGTCACGCTTACCGAGCCCGGTCGCATCGTGATCACTGGCGACCTTCCCGACCTTTACGAACGGCCCGACGCCGTCCGGATCGAGTTCACCGCCGGTCACGCCACCGCTGGCGCCGTCTCGGCCATGCAGAAGCACGCGATCAAGATGCTCGTGGCGCATCTCTACGAGGAACGCGCGACCGTGTCACCGGCCACGCTCAAGACTCTGCCGTGGTCGCTCGATGCGATCGTGCAGCAGATCAAGGTAGGAGGGTGGTGCGCATGAACTCGGGCCGCCTCGACCGCCGCGTGACCATCCAGTCGCGCACGCTCACCAAGGACGAGACCGGCGGACGCGTCGAGACCTGGGCGACATCCGCCGAGGTGTGGGCCGAGCGCATGCCAATGAGCGCGGGCGAAAACCTCCTCGCCGATGCCGAACGCGTCGAGAACCGCATTCGCTGGCGCATCCGTCACATGACCGTTTCGCCGACCACAAACCGGCTGGTTTATCAGGGCACCGCTCACGAGATCCTCGGCATTCAGGAGGACGCCGGGCGTCAGCGTTTCCTGCTCCTCGAAACCCGAACCATAGGAGGGATCGCGGCATGAGCTTCAAGGT